TTTCCGAATAAAGCATTAGTGATGCTACCCATACTTGTATATACTCCGTTGTATATTGTCGATGCAAGTTACATCTGTTAAAAATTTATATCCTAACTTTTTTACAAATTTTTCAAGTTTCGGATTGTCAACCAAACAGTAGAATGGCTGTCCTGCGATGATGTTTAAAAGTCCATGTACTTGAGCAAACTCTTTGGAAACCCTAGGTGTCCATTTGTACACATCGGTGTGTGTCCAGATCTTTTGCTCCCAATACTCGTAGTAAATTGTGTAATCTGGTTGACAGGCTACTGGTGTCTTTATCAAGCTAACTCAATCCAACAAGCACCATCATTACCTGAAATACCTGTTCCTAATCGGCCAGTTCCGCCATCACCAATATCGTTAGCAACTCCTGTGTTACCACCCGGTTGCGATGCATCTTCATCAAATGCAGGCTGTGATCCCGCTACACCAGAAGGACTTCCCGGCCCAGTGTTTTCTCCACTGATTGATGGACTGCCAACAGCGTTATTATTAAATGATGCAATACCGCCTCCGCCGCCAGTAGAGGTAATTTCAGAGTCAGCTCCAAACTTAACCCCAGAGGTTTCACCTGCTTCCCCTCGTCCATAGGAGAAGAAGTTGTTCCAAAGATTGTTATTTGCATTATCTTTTGCCAGAGCATTAGGGTGATAAGACTGATGACCATTAAACCAATACGATGCACCGACACCCCCTTGGCCTACACGGATGCGTACCACAGTTCCAGATGCTTTAGAAATTGCTGTATTGGTGCGAATACCACCAGAGTCTCCGCCTGCACCTGAACCTGCGTCACCATTGTTGTTGTTGGAGCCGCCACCGCCACCACCGCCGTACAGGCTGTAGTCCTGTGTTGCCCTTAAAAGTGTGTAGTCAAAGTATACAGAAGGAGAGCTGTTATCGACATTACCCCAACGAACTGGATGATTAAACTCTAGTACAGTACCATCAGCAAACGACGATACATCACGCTCAAACTCAAGGTTGTTGTTGGCTGTAGCTGTCAACAAGCCACTGCGCTCATTCTGTAAATTGTATTTGCTTGCTGTTGAGTATGAGAAACCGCTAGTTGTTACTTCCAGAACATAACGGCGACTTCTGTTCCAGTTTGTATCTGTGTCACCCTCTAAGCGATGACCGGGAGCCACAACAATTTCAAAAGCACCTTGAGCATTTACTTTCGTACTGCCAAATAACGGCCCTGCAGAAAGAATAACATCCGGGTAGTCTGTCGTTAATTCAGTACAGATTGTCCCAATGTTAGCACTGGTTACTCCTGTATAGGATGGAAGGGCTTGGAAAAACAACTCCCAAGAACCACTCTCTTTAACATATGCTTCTTGAATTTCAAGCCATGTACTAGAGTCTTTGACGTAAAGCTCTTTAATCTCTCGCCAAGTTCCAGAGTCTTTAACGTAAAGCTCTGTCATGCGTCATACCTGTACCAGATGTCACCATCAGAGCCACCTGTCGGAGCAGAAGTAGAAACAGTGCGAGTACCTTTAGCATTTAATCCATCTGCAATTTTAGCATCAGTGACAGCGGCATCGACAATCTGTGCAGTGTCTACAATATCTGATTGACCTAAAGCAGACTGCACCATGGCTGTTGTAGCAATTTGTGTCGTGTTTGTACCAGATGCGGCAGTCGTAGCAGTAGGAGTACCTGTTAAAGCAGGGGAGTTAGTGTCTGCTTTAGAGTTAACTGCTGTTTGAATAGAGTTAAACTCATCGTCAATCTCTGTACCTTTAACAACTTTAAGTGGATTACCTGTAAGCAATGCATCCTTAGACGCAAAGTCAGTTGATTTAGTATACGAACTCATAACGTCCTACCTTGTTTGACATAAATGTCCATCTTTTGAATTGATAAAGCACCACCATTGAGGTCTGCTTCAAAGCCTAATTGCATTACTGATCCTGATCCACTACCTGCAACACGGATTGTATCTACTTTTGTCCCGCCTGAGTATTCGGTTTCAAAGCTGTTGTTGTTAACATAAATAGTGGTACGGGTTCGTCCTAACTCTGTAACAATTTTTCCGCCAGATGTGTAAGCGTCGTGTAATGTCCCGTCTACACCATCTAAAGAAAATGTGTCACTATCAATCACCGTAACAGTGTATGTAACTCCGTTAGTTCTGTCTGTATCAGTAGCAGTAAAATTAAAACCTGTTACATCATAAATGTAAACGGAGTCGCCAGTAGTTAAACCATGTCCTACAACCGTAACAACAGGCGGAGACGCATTTGTAATGTTAGTGATTGATTGTTCTTGTGTATTGTATGAGTAATAATACGTATCTGAATCTAACCATACATCATACGGTACAGTGTACGTTTCACTATCAGGGGTTGCCTGAAAGTCAACTACATAATGTAATTCATCTGTGCCCTGTACATCAGAAGGAACCGTGATTGTAGTAGCTCCTTGTGTCGCCGTATCTGAATGTCCGATGATTCCATATTTTGCAATCTTATCGCTTGTTGAAAGATCACCCTGCAAAATACCATCATCGTCATACTGATAGACAATGCCCTGCTTCACATTTAAACTATAGTTGTTGTACACGTCACTATAATCAAACCCAGACTTAACAACAAAGTCCTGACCTGTTGCACCAATGACAGTGATTGCCAGTCGCTTAAGTATCTTAGTCTGTGATGCGTTACCAAGGTCAAAGTAGTTGGTAAAGTACACCATACGGTACGACTTACCATTGTCTTGATACCCACGGTACTCTGCTAAACCGTCTTTGTGTGCCATGTAGACTTCGTTTTCCCACGCATTCCACGCAGTAAAGTCCATATTGTTCCAAATAGTCACACGAGCAGATCCGTCTTCTAGCGGCTGTCGCATATCAAAACAGTACACTTGTCGTGTTGTAGGGAACGCAAGCAAATAAAATGCATTACCTTCTGAGTATGCTGACTTAATCTTAGAGTTCGTCTCTGCCTCAAGTAACTGTACAAGGTCATCACGCACGTTCTTAGACAGGTCACGCATTGGTGTAGACTTTTCTTGAATCACTCGTCCAAGACTACGCAAGCCAGACTCTGACAAGAACAAGATATCAGTACCTGTGTTTTGAATACTGTCTCTTGCAATACACCCAACACCAGAGATAACTTCCACAAGTTGTAGCGTTGTTGGATCTAGGTACTGTTGGTTGTTGTCAGTGTCACCAAAGATAATAATGTTCTGCTTACAGAATACAATCAAGAATCCGTTGTGCGCTCCAAGACCAATGATCTCATCATTACCATACACAAGGATACCTGAGATATCTAGTGAACCTGCAGTACCAGAGTTCCAACGTGGGCCATTCAATAAGTCAGACCAGTACAGGGTTGTCTTGTTTGTAGCAGTACTTGCAACCCACAAGCGACCATACGCAGACATTGCTACGTTGCCTTGTGGTGCTGTACCTGATGCGTCAGGATGATCGCTTATGTCTTCAATGGAACCTGCACCAGTCGTATCAAAGTACAGTGGCTCATACCCTGCTTGGAATAAGTATGCTGAATCGTTAAGAGTAACAGCTTGCCAGTTACCTTCAGTGATTGACTGTGATCCACTGTAGGTTACTGCATTAAGCGAGCCACCTGAGTAAATATAAAAACTATCGTCAGACCATACACCAAAGTATTCAGTTGCGTTAATGTCAACAAACCGATGGATACCCTGCAAGTTAATACCAGTATCTTCATCAAGAAATGACCAACCTTTACGCGCACCTAACCGTCCGAACTTATCAATCACACAGTTGTTTGCTTGTAGCGCAAAGCCAGACTCAAGGGTAATACCAGACTCTTGCGTATTGAGTCCAAAGAACCCCGGTGCGGCAATACTAGCTGACTGTAGAGGAGTAGCCATTAATCAGTTACCCAAATAGCTTCTTCAGGATGTTTGGCTGAATCAAATGCAATTGCATCATTCAAGACTCTAGCGGCTGTGTTGTATGCTGTGTTTGCAGAAGCACCACCGTCTTCACCACGTTCCTCTACAGCCTTTGCATACGCAAGCATCTGTACTGGTTTAGCAGGAATGAGAAGTGTTGTGCTGTCTGCTGTGAGTTCTGCTTGAGGCATAACCACGTTAAAGCGCAAGTTAAATTCACCATTAGGAATAGGATATAAATCTACAAGCGTATCACCATCGTCAGAGATACCATTAAAGCTGTAGTATCTAGGCGATCCATTTGCAGGAGTTTGATTCAAGAACCAGTTGTTAAAATCAGACGCTGTACGGTAAGTCATAAAGAAATTACCTGTGTCATTCACAACATCCAATACCTTAAAACGATTCTGAGTACCATTGAGTTCGTAGTTAAAAGTACTAGCCTCTGTTGCAACTGACAACGTAGTCCGCAACGCAGACCAATTCCAAGAGTTTTCAATTTCTTCTTTAGCGTCGTTGACTAAGACACCAATCAAAGTAGAATATGCAGTCTCTTCCACAGTAGACACTGTACGCTCTCGTAAGCGTCTAAGGATGTTGTTTACTATTTCTAAGTATGTCATTTGTCTACCTATGTGTACATAAGACTATTATAGCATATAAATTACTAAATGTCAAGTCTTTACCATTTCTTACAAGACCAATAGCGAGCCGTTAGTTTGCTTGGGGGATTTGTGTCGCACTTATGACGAGCCCTAAAGCTCTTCCTACGAGCAGGTTGGTCTTTCTTAATTTTCATGTTGGGATCACCAAAACGAATAGTCTTGGTCTTGTTACCTTCTTTGGCAACCACTACGAACTTTTTAGAGCCGCCCGGAGTGCGTTTAGGTTTGTTGTATCCACTTACGCCTGCTCTGGCAAGCTTAGGATCTTTTGACTTTGGCATTATGCTTTCGCCTTCTTCTTCCAATTGACACGCTTAGATGATGTCTTCTTCTTCATGGCTGTCTTAGCACCTGCGGCCTTACAAGCGGCTTTAGTAGGTCTACAGGCAGGGTAGCTCTTACGCTTGTCTTTAGAGCCTGAGCGACCACAGGG